ATGCGTGATTCACAGCTCGCGATCGCGGCAGGGGCGCGAATGGTTTTGGACAATGGCGCGGTTGTGGCCGGGCCGCAGGTTGAAGTGAATTGGTCGTTGATGACCCCGGATACGGATCTTAATTCTTTTTATCCTCGAAAGATCTGGTTTAGAGAAGGTAAGGGCATTGACGCTCAGTATCCGGCACTGCGTGTATATAACATTGATTCCCACGTCGATGAGCTGTTGAAGATAATTGATGCTTTTAAACAGTTCGGAGATGAGGAAACTACTCTCCCCACTTGGATGATCGGGCAGATGGCGAATAACGAAACGGCGCAAGCCACTTCCGGTCGGATGTCTATGATCACAGTGTCAATAAAAGACATCGTTAAAAACTTTGACGCTTTTACAGAAAAGGTCGTAGGAGATATGTATGCTTGGAACATGGAATTTAATACACGGAAAGATATTAAGGGCGATTTTACGTGTAAAGCGCGAGGCGTGTCTTCTCTTGTTATGAAAGAGATCAGGATGCAGGCTATGTCGCAAATGACTTCGACGATGACGGATGAGGAATGGGAGTATATCCCGACTCGTGAGTTTTTACAGGAGAAGTTTAAAGCTCACGATTTGGATGTCACGCTGTTGTCTGAAGAAGAGGTTGCGAAAAAGAGGCAGGAGCAGCAACAGTCTGAACAAACCCTGTTGGTCCTGGCTATGCAGAAAGCTGAGCTTGAATACAAGAAGGCGCAGACCCTGGCTCAATTGTCGAAAGCGAAGAAGACGAACATTGAAGCGGTAGACCTGGCGACGGAGGAAGAGGAGGAGGGGGATGACCCGCGTTTAGGCGAGTTGGAGTTAGGGGAGAAAGCGGCTGAAGGTCGGCGTAGTGAGGAAGCCCACCAGTTGGATCAACAGATTAAAAAAGAGAAGCATGATGTCGATATAACGTCTACCGCCGTAAAAACGGCGAGTGAAGTTGAAGGTAGGAAGGAGGGTAAAGAGTAATGGGTAATAAGGGAGAAAAAGCTCAATTGATAGCGGACATTTACGCCGCAAGAAAAGAGGGGGTTAGCAGGAACATGTTCCGCTTAATAGACTTAGTTATTGATGAGTTGAGGGAAGATAACGACACGGCCACGGGGATAGCTATGTATCGTAACCAAGGGGCTATTCAGGCTTTTACGCAGTTGAAAAACTATTTTGTGAAAGGTCTACCCACCTTATCCTAAAAAAAGGTTGACAGCTTTAATTGGATAAGGTAAGAGGAAGGTATAATATGGCTCAAGCGGCTAATAACTTAATAAAACCAGAGGGAAAGACAGATGAAGGTGTGACCGTTGATAAAAAAACAATTATTCAAGCATTACAGACTCTTGAGGGTTTAAAAAGGAAGTTGCATAGCTGGTTGAAGGAGACCTAGCGGCCTAACGCTCAAGCTCGTTAAGAGGATAAAGGCGAATGATACGAAGGTTAAACTTTGTGTTGTTCGCCTTTTTTTTTGGAAAATAACTATAAGGGAGGCGAGACGACAATGGCGGATAAGGTTACTGACGATAGAGGGGCTTCAGGAACTACTGGCGAAGATGAATTCGAGTTCGCTTTTGATGGCGCGGCAGAGGAAAAAGATGAGGGGGTAGAGTCGGGTCAACTCGGTACGGACTTCGATGAAGATGAAGATCTTGACGAGCTAGAGACCGAGATTTCTGGTGACGCAGGGACATCCGCCGAGGCAGGAACGTCCGGTGTCGTGAGTGAGGAAGAAGAGCAGCCTGATATCGAAGAACAATTTCAGAAGTCCGAGCAAAGGTATAGAACGCTCCAAGGAATCCTTAAGCATGACAAGGAAGAATGGGAAACCGAAAAAACACAACTTGTTGAACAGCTTGATAAATTGAAATCTGGCGCTTCAGAAGAGACGGAGATTGACGCAGAGCAAGAAGAAAAAGCTCAAGCGTTTATCGATTCTCTTACCGAGGAGCAAAAGGCACAGTTAGCTGAATACGATAAGGATTTTGAAACTGTGTCCAAGATGGAAGGTATCAAGAGATCTATAGCGTTAGATGGTTTACGAAAAGAGATAGCCAGTTGGAAAGACGAAGTAACGGCTAAGCTCACTGAACACGATTCAAAGCTTACTCCGGTAGTTGAGTTCACTGAAGACGCGGAGGCGAATATCCATGCTAGATCGATCAAGGATGCCCATAAAGACTTTGAGCAATTCAGAGATGATGGTTCTATCCTGAAGTGGATCGAGGCGAAACCGAGATATCTCCAGACCACGCTTTTAAATGTTTACGAAAAGGGAGAAGCGGAGGATGTGATAGAATTGATTACCGATTTTAAAACCGAAAACAACATACAAACGGCGACCGATGACACAACCGACACGGAAGACACCGAGAGAGCCGACGAGCTGGCGCGTAAAAAAGCCGAGAAAAAGGCGGCGCTTCAGTCAGTTGAAACTCGTGTAGCTTCTGTGGATGTCGGGAAAACGCACAGCGATGATTTTGAAGGCGCGTTTGACGAAGCCGTGAATAGGAGAACATAAATATGGCCATGACATTATATGGGGATATAACCCCACGCACCGCAGCTTATGTCGCGGTTGATTTGCTTAAACGCGCCATGCCCTACCTGTGTCTTGAGAAGTTTGGTCAGGCGAAAAGCTTACCGGGAAATAAAACTCAGTCCATGAAGTTCAGGCGTTATAACTCTCTCGGACTTCGGACTACGCCCTTGACAGAAGGCGTGACTCCCGCTTCCGAGAAACTGACGGCTACCGATATCCCTGTTAGTCTGTATCAGTATGGCGGGCTTGTCGAGATTACAGACATAATACAAGATACGCACGAAGATCCGGCTCTCCAGGAAGCGGTCAACGTTTCGGGCGAGCAAGCGGCCAAGACCGTTGAAACTCTACGGTACAACAAGCTTAAGGCCTGTACCAATGTTTTTTACGCCAACAGCGTTGCGAACCGGGCGGCGGTCGTCGCCGTTATCTCCAGGACAGATCAGAGAAGGGTTGTTCGTGCTTTGGAAAGACAAGAAGCGCAGTTCGTGACATCAATTGTAAAGTCCACCCCCTCGTTTAACACTGAGTCGATCCTTCCCGCCTACGTAGGTATCACTCATGTAGATAAGACGAGTGACATTCGAAGCCTTGACGCTTTTACCTCCGTCGCTGATTACGGAAAAATCAGTTCATGGGAGACTGAGATTGGTTCGTGCGAGGATGTGCGTTATATCAAGAGCACCATTTTTACCCCTTATGCAGACGCAGGCTCAGCGGTAACTACCGGAAAGATCACTACGTCCGGTGTCGGTTGTGACGTTTACCCGGTGATGTATTTCGGGCGGGACGCTTACGGGATCATCGCTCTCAAGGGTAAATTCGGTATTACGCCCGTCGTCATTAACCCTGTTCCCTCGAAGTCTGATCCGTTGGGGCAGAGAGGATCTGTATCCTGGAAGACCATGCAAGCCACGGTTATCTTGAACGATGCGTGGATGGCTGTATATGAAGCGGCGTGTACAGACTAATAATTGCACATAAATACACGTAACTCGCCCATCCTGACCGGGTTACCTTTCCTTCAGAAAGTTCAGGACAACACCGTTTTGAGGAGAATACAATTATGGCTTCTTATAGAAAATTTGACGCCCCGAATATAAACGTGGCTCAGGGGCAAGGTAAAGCGTACGAGGCCGCACCTTTTGAGGCGCTTAGAAAAGCTTTTATCGGCTTATCCAATCGCGTGTTAGGCGGTACTTCTGGTACAGGCCAAGTGCCGGTTCTCGCTGGATGTGGGACCGGTGCCAGTGGCGGCGCCCAGATTAATAACGTTGTCGCCGTTACGATTAACGGCAGACTCGGTACAATTACAGCGCAAACAGATCTGGAGCTTCCTGCGGGGACTCAGGCTGCGGCTACTTACGTGAAATACCTTATCTCTTCGGGGTTTGGTTCTTCGGGTACGGTTACCGCCGGAAACGAAGGGGCGGACTCGACGAGCGCTCATATCCCTGATGTTCCTGATGGACATGCGCCTCTCGGTTACGTTGAGTATGCCGCGAACGGTACGCGGGCCTATACCCGGACCAACGGCGTCCTTTCCGGGAACACAGGCGGGACCAACGGCACTGTCAGTGACTGGGAAGATCTTATCCATATGCCGTACGCGGATACGCCTTAATTCTTGAAAAGGAGGTTTATTCGATATGGGCATGTTTGGGATAGGCGGGAAAAAACCTG